AAAGCAAGGAACACACCTACTGCACCTAATGTGCCACAAAATATCGGCGAGACAATTGATTCAGGTGAAATTAGTCCTGAAAAGCAATCATTTGGTGCTTTCTCAACACCCAACACACCATTTTCAGGCCCACGTGCTGATCTAATGCCTGCACAAGCATCTGCTGCTTTGTTGTTAATGGGTATTGCTATAAGTAAAATCGACGAATCAATTTCTAAGGCAGCAAAAGGTCGCAAGTCAAATCTAGGACATGGGCCATACATGAAGGGCGAGAGTTCGCAAAACACTTATGCAGATCCTAAGTTAAGATTATTGAGAAATCTTTTGCTAGTACCCACTCAAAGATCATATGGTGAATGCGTAACCTTTGGGACAGAAATTATTTTTGGCGAGAAGGGTCTCAAAGGCGTCAGTCACACCATCTCAGCTTCAGCTTTTTCGGATGTAAGAGATGCTAGTAATATAGCAAACTCAGCAGGCTATTACTTGTCAGTTGCAAGAAGCGTTATCCGCTCAGCCGGGACAGTTCAACAGCTTTTTTCTGGTTTGAGCAGTGTCAATCTCGATTCTTCAAGCATTGTAACCATGCTAGATACCTTTGGAAGATCAAGAGTGTTAGGGATGCTTAATACAATTGCGCTAATTGGGAATATTGGTTATATGCGTTCCGGGGGTTCAACAGATGTAGAAGCTAGTGTTAACGGAAAAGGCCCATTTGATGTTGATCATTTACCTGATTCTCCTGCGTCTAGGGTTATGAAAAGTCGATCAGGCGGCGGATTTACAAACATGTCTTTGTCATGGCGAAATAATTCATTACCTGCATTATACATGATACCAAAAAATGTAATGCGTGCAAGTATTAGAATGGGGACAGGCGGCACAGGAACAAATCCTCTCAAGGGTATGCTTGTATCAAGTCTGGCAAATAAAACATACATCGATATGAACCTAGAAGGGTCAGCAGCAAGAATTCCTAGTGATATTGTCGAGAGAATGGAAAATGCACTTGATGCTGAGTACGTTCCGTTTTACTTTCATGACTTGCGGACAAATGAAATTATCTCTTTTCATGCATTTCTAAGCAGTCTTACAGACGAATATACAGTAAATCGCACAGAGACCGACGGATATGGAAGGGTTGATTCTGTACAAACATATAAAAGCACTACGAGATCTGTTGGTCTGAGTTTTCATGTAGTTGCTACCTCGCAAGAAGACTTTGATGAGATGTGGTTCAAGATAAATAAATTAACAACGATGGCGTACCCACAGTGGACAAAAGGCGTTACTCTTGAAGACTCAGAGTCAGGTGCAAAATTTGTTCAACCATTTAGTCAAATAATGGGATCAACACCTATCATAAGAATGCGTGTAGGTGATGTAATTAAGAGCAACTATTCTAAATTTCACTTATCAAGAGTGTTTGGAATGGGCGAGGCAGACACATCTGTGGGTCCCCTCGTCGGCGGGAAATCATCTGTCGACGGTCAACAACAATATGAAGATATTTTCTTAAGCAAGGTTTTTGCAATTGCTTTCGGTTCACCGTTAGCACATATGACAAAAGGTTTTGCAGGCGGCAGAGCAGTTAGATCTGTTACATCTCAATTCTTAATTAATGGGTTTGCTAATCCGCTCACGCTTCTCTTTACTAGAGTTCTTAGGGATCCAGACAGTGTCCAAAACACAGCTGAGATGGGCATCAATCTTGCTAGTGTAGGTGAAGGGGCACTAGGTTTGTTAGAAAAGGGTATGGTAGATGCCTCTATGTTTGGTTATCATTTTGGATTATTTGTATTTCTTAGAGCTACAACGCATAAGCCATACACATTTGATAACGGAGAACAGCTTATGTTTTCAAGGCCGATTAGAGGGTTTGTTATAGGTCGTAGAAAGCAGGATGTTCACATGCCAATAGGCACAGCAGGCGAAAGGTTGTCAAATAAGTCAGGAAACTACCCTAATTCAAGTCAGCGAACAATTTACACTATTGCAATTGTCGATTTTGCTGTTCCTGCAAGTTTATTCGGCAAAACAGTTGATGTCACCCATAGCGATATTATTTCAGATCCTAACGGAATCTTTAACACTTTCGTATTGCCTTTCTTGGATTGGAAGGGTGCACTTAAAAATGTGGCTCAAGGGTTAATAAATGAAGTCTCTGTTGCTGCCGGTGTACCAGTCGATCAGGTCCAGGTATTTGCTACAGATGAAGCGAAATTTATGTCTGAAGATAATGCAATTGTTAAATCATTCAATGCGACTAGAGGCCGAGGTCTAGCAGGCATTCTAGGGAGTATAAGATATAACTGGATTGATGAGGACAATACGACGTGGGAAATAGATTGGAATTCAAGGGCACCCAAAATATGCAAGATTGATATTAGCTTTAATCCAATACACGATATACCTCCGGGTCTTGGTCACGATGGCTTCGATCGAGGACCAATTTACAATGTGGGAAGAGTTATGCGCTATGTCGGAGGTGATCCTTACGACGACGATGGAGCAGCATCTAAGTTTTCATACGATAATGCTAATAGAGCTACATTTAGAAAAGTAGGCGAACAGGCCGACGAAGATAAGTAGTCTTATAGGGGATTAATATGGGCGCAGGTAGATATACATTTGTTCCAAAACTTTTTAATTTTAAATCATTTGCAACTTCTGATCTAGCTTCAAGGATTTATTTTGCGTGTGATAAAAATATTATTGCAACAAATACACATATTGTAAAGCAAGGCGAACGGCTTGATACAATTGCAGGAAAAATGTACGGCTCAGGTGCGTTGTGGTGGGTTATTGCAGCAGCTTCTGGGATCGGTTGGGGCACTCAAGTCCCGCCTGGGACACTATTAAGACTCCCTACAGATTTATCACTTATTCTGGTGCTTTCTAGACAATGACAGCTAAAGTTACAAGATCAATGGAAGATTTGCTTAAGTATTTTGCTTTCAGCGGGAGAATTGCAACCCAAGAAGGTAAGTTTATTGAGCTAAGTCCCGCGTTAATTGACCCAGGGGCAGACAGTGGTCAAGCTTCAACAGAAACTGATGAAGATAACCCTGCGCAGACAGCTATAATCCGGGATCTTATCCTTGATGTGACAGAGGGCGGGCGGTTTATATCTGATTTTGTTGTTGATCCTGCGCTAGTTGATGCAAATAGCACGTCTAACTTTATTAGAGTTTGCTACGAAGAGGTGGCAGGACTTGATAGATCAAAAACACCAATAATGATAGATGGTGATAACACAGTTGTATCTATTTCTAGTGTAGTCGCACCTGTTATCAAGTTAACTGCTGAGGGTGCATCAACCATGGCTGAATATGAAGAAACGGGTACAGTAGTTGAGACAGGTAACGGATATAGTCAGATGAAAGATCCCGTTATTAACATCAATACTAAAATGCCTGACAGATATACAGCACCTTCTTTGGGTGCAATCGTTGTTGATAAAATTAATTGTAGCTTATCGCAACGAAATACAGATGCATCTGCTCTATTTTGTGCAGGTATACCTACAATTGAAATGTCTATGTGTGCTCCTTATCTTGATATGCGCTTCATTTTAGGTGAGCCTGGAATATCGCCTGATAATGGAGCAATAAATACAATGTCACTGATAAGGTTTCTAGGTGTTTATCAAGCAGACCAGGGAAAAGATAAAGTGAATTTCGGCATAGCAAGTGCCATGCCTATTGATTCTAATGTCGACCCATTTTCAGGTGCTTCGTCAATACCTCAACTAACAGGCGGCGGAAGTGACACTGCCGTAGATGCGAACTTAAATACATCCAATGCTGGCATGGAACTCTTCACGTCACCTCAAACACTTGTTAACCCGAGTATAAATTCAAGCTTCGCTGCAGAAGGAGACTCTGCTTTAGACTCAAGAAGGGCAGCAAACATGCCCGCTGTCTTAGACCCGTTTCAGCCTCTAATGACGTTAAAAGAAGTACGAATAAATGATTTTTTCCCTAATGATAAACCTGTCGGTAACGGTTCAACAAGGGGCACAGTTACGATAGTCTTGCATGATAGATCAAGAATGGTTGATATTGCACCACTACTTGAGATCAGTCAGTTTTCAGAAACAAAAATATTTTTAGAGTTTGGATGGTCACACCCTCAAGGCAACATAATATCAGAATCACCTAATGCGTATGCAGTATTTTTAAACTCACTAAGAAACAAGCGAATTTTCAATCTTGTATCGGGAGAATTTTCCCTGCAACCTGACGGACAAGTTGAAATCACATTAGATATAATGGACGCAGGTTCAGTTGCAGCAGGTGCAATCCCAGTTGCAACAGGACGATATGTTTCGCTTAGTCTTGTAAAGAGTGTTATAAACTCAGCTGTTTCAACTGCGCTTTTAAAATTACAAAATACCCCTCAGATTCAGGTACCTTTTCCAAAAGAAGTTGCAGAAACAGGCGGCATAAAAGGCGCAGATCAAATGGTCCCTAGAAAAGTCTTGTTAGATTGTCTAGGCGTGTTAAAAACTCAATCATCAGATGTTCAAGGTGCTATTGATATTATAATTGAAACGATAGAAAAGCTAATTGGGTCTGATGGCACCTCAGGTGAGGTAACTTCATCTGAGATTGCTTCACAAGCAACAGTTTTGGGCGAAAAAATTGAGGGATTAGACCCGAATTCTGCAACTCCAGACCCTTTTTTATGTGACATTGTTAACGTTGGCTTAGAAACTTATCCAAAGTGGAGGACAGTTACGCCTGACTTTAAACCAGACGATGTTATTGAGCCATCAGATGCGCCAGAGGAAACAACAACCGGGGCACCCTATGTTTCTTTAGGTAAGGTTGCAATGGCGATGATAGGTGCACCACTTGCAGCGTCTCAGCGATTCGACGAAGTTCAGCTTTTGTTTTATCCGTTTAACGCTAGAGCAGGTGCGTTGTGGACAACAAATGTTGCTTCGTTTCCAATCTCTGTAATGGATGTAAAAGAATCTTTAAAGGGACTAGTCCAAGGCGGCGGAACACCAAAAGTAAGTTCAGTGTTTAATATACTGAAAAATTATGTAGGAGATGAAACTGCGCCAGCATATGGGTTTAGTGATTTATACCAGACAACTGAAGAGACAGCTGGAGAAAGCTTTATGGTTAGCACAAAGATGAGTGCAAGAATGCAAGCATTAAAATGCCCATTTAGTAAATTTGCGCTACCGAGTCTTGCAATGAGAACAGAAGTTGTTCCAGTGATGGAGGTTTCAGCAGCTGACCCTACAATAAGAAATCAAAGAATTAACAAGCATATTTGTAGGGTACACATATATGATACTGCATGTACCTCATATGTCGGATCTGAGTACATTATGTCTTTAATGTCGAAAGACTTTCCTGAAAACATACTACGCTCAGGCTTAGAAAAAACCGCATTAGAAAGTACAGCTTTTGCTGACTTGACGAAAAATCATGATACCGGCGCTTTAAAATCACTATTAAAAACACTGTCTAACGAACAAATTTTAAAGAAACTTGAATCTGCCGATGCCATTGATGATGAAGATGTTTATAGAATTATTACAACTTTTGACAACATCAAGACAAATATTATGAAATATGTGCCCACTATAATAATGGGAACAGCTTTTTCACCCATTGAAAATATAACCCTGAGGGGCCGCTTAGATGGAAAAGAACAGTCAGTAAGATTAGAAATGGCTCGTCAACAAAAAGAAAAAAATCCTCAAGCATCGTCAAGCGGCCCGATGATAGGTGAGATGCAGATAATAAATGCAAAAGCTGACGTAACCTCGCTAGGGAACCCTATGTTCCAGATCGGACAACAGTATTTTATTGATATGGGAACAGGTACAATGGCAGATTCTATCTATCAATTGCTTCGATTGACGCATACAATAGGCACAGACGGCTTCAAGACATCCCTAACGTTTACACAAATTAGTCAATACCAAGCATCAACTACTAGAAGTATTCTTAAAGGCATGCTTAAATCTCTTACTGCAGCAAAAGCCGAGTAGATTGAACATAAGTAAATGACACTATATTTTTTAATGTGGTTGTTTACATAAATAAAAATATTCTAGGCACTGATTTTCACTTAGGTTGGGATGGTGAAAACTTTATAAGGCAGAATATTTTGTCCGATGATGACTGGGTATTTGATAATTCTGAGTCACTTAAGTCATTAAGACCACTTTGTGATTTAAAATCAGTCAGCGTCGACTTTCCCAGCGATGTTCACAAAAAAATATGGTCACAGATACCGGGTGTTTCTTTTACAGAAATTAAATGGGCGCTTAGCCTTACTGGGAAGACCTTTAAAGAATCTGTAAGAAACACTCTGGAGCAGCTCTGGAAGCTTCTTCACTCTGTTGAAGGTACGTATTATATAAATGATTTTTATGTGATTAGAAAGCTGCTTTTAAGTCTATCTGCAGCTAAGATTGATGCATCTTTGTATCATGCAATCATGCGTAAACAAAATGTTAATAAAAACAGCCTTGCAGGATTCAAACCAAACAACGGTGGGTACGCTAAAGTCGCTGTATACAATCAAACAAAGACTGTGTCTGGAAGGCTCGTTGTCGAAAATGGGCCCAACATTTTAACGCTTAAAAAAGAATATAGACAGATTTTAAAATCTCGATATGATAACGGTGCTATTGTTCAAATTGACTTTGTCTCACTTGAACCAAGGGTGTTACTAACATTTCTAGAAAAAGAATCACAGCGTGACGTTTATAATCAAATTGTAAAAGATGTGTTCGAAGGAAAAGTAAGCAGAGACTCAGCAAAAATCTTAACACTAGGTGTTGTTTACGGCTTGTCATCAAACAGTCTCGCAGAAAAGCTTGGCGTCGATCAAGTAACAGCCAAAAGATTAAATAAAAAAATTAGAAATTATTTCAGGTTAGATGATTTAACACAACTCTTAATGTCATCAGCAGAGTCTGGAAAAATAAAGAATATGTATGGTAGAGAAATAAATGTGTCAGGTGATGCAGGCTATGTTCTTGTTAATAGATTTATACAATCTTCTGCTGCAGATGCAGCCCTAGTATCTTTTGCTTTACTTGTTAAACAGCTAGCTGAATTATCTGATAAGATTTTACCTATTTTCTTAATTCATGATGCAGTCATACTAGATATCCCTATTGAATTTCTAGAGCCACTTAAGTCTATGTGTGCTGTGGGTATCGATGTGCCTGTTTTAAATAAAAAATTTCCTGTACAAGTTGACATTATAAAGCAAAATTAACAATGGAGAAATTATGGCAAATTTAGCCTCAAGTAGAGCTGTAACATTTATAGATGTGGAAACAACCCACCTAGATTCAAGTCGAAGCGCAATATTATCGATATCAATCATAACAGACTGGGAAGGCGGCCGACAAGATACATGGTCGACAAAGATTAAACCCAAAGATATTGAGCTTGAATTTGCAAGCAGTGAAGCGCTAAGTGTCTGCAAGTATAACACTGAAGAGTGGTCAGATGCACCGAGCCTCGAAGAAGTTGCAGACGAAATAGTTAAAAGGTTGATGTGGGGGCCAATTGTTGGCCATAATGTTCAGTTTGATATTGATCATATCAGTGCTTCATTAAAAAGACATGGTTATTCTAAAGCTGAAAGAAATGAAGACATTTCTCCTGAAAATAAAAATTTTAGAATAGGCTACCCACTTATTGATACATGTGCACTTTCATTTATATTCTTGCCGACAGAGCGCCAAAATCTAAATGCTTTAAGAGAATATTTTGATATCGATACGTCCAGGGCACATTCTGCTGATACTGATGCAGAAGACTGTAGACATGTTTTTTATTCAATTGTAAATGACACACTCGGCAAGATGGATAAATCATAATATTTAATAATGACAAAAATTTGCATATTTAATCTGTAAAGACAATCTTATGAAAAAGTCAAGTTTTAAGAAAAAATATGCTGTTATGTCAAAGGGCAAACCATCAAGCCCCGGTAGAACTGCTCCCGTAGCCATGGGCGGCGGAGCAATCGGCGGCGGAGATGATTTCAAACAAAAGATCGGAAGAAACAAAATTCCGTGGAACCAAACAGGATTTAAGGGAGGCCCATCACAGTCAGCAGACTCTGGATTCTCCTCTTTTCTTGCAAGAGTCAATAGAGGTCATGATGACGAAACACAAGAAATTATTATGTTTCCTGACCAAGAAGATTCAGCTGAAAATGAACAAGAAGCTGATGATATAGATGTATTAATTAGTGATAAATTACCTAAGTATACAGGAGGAAAATCTCGTGCAAGTGAGGGCAAAGCAATGTCAGATTTAAGAAACTTTATAAGAGAAGCTGTCAAAGAAGAGACAGAACTGGAATCAAAAGAATTTATTGTCAGGTCTGACGATGATGACGATAAAAATGATACCGATAGTGTAGTTGATATAAAAGCAGACGATGGAAATATCGTCGCACAACCTCGTCAAGGCCTCCAAGAACTTAGGCGTTTTATTAGAGAGTGTTTATCTAATAAAATTTTAGAATCAAAAAAAAATATCTTAAAAAGTGACGACGAAGAAGAAGACAAGCCTAAGAAGAAAAGAAAAAAGAAAACAAAAGAAGCATCCGGTGTTGCTAACGTTGCAGGTTACACAGGACCTATGAGTGCACCAAAAAATGCTAAAAAGTTCTACTCAGATATGGAACGTGCATATCACGGGAAGATAATAGGTGATATTCCTACTTCAAAACCAGAATAAAATTTGTTTGAACATACTTTAATTCTTTGTTATACTAATTTGTGACTTTAAATGTCACGCTAAACTAGTCAAAAAATTAAGAATTTAAGGAGTTAATAAAATGGCAGTTGATTTTGAAGCAATTAGGCGGAAGCTTGATCAATTAAATGGTAACAAGGGACGAGCATCAAAGACATGGCGTCCACAGGAAGGAGAAGAGTACTCTGTTCGATTACTTTCTTTTCCTAAAAACGACGGGCAACCTTTTAAGGAGCTTTGGTTTTATTACAATGTCGGTAATAATCGTGGGCTTCTGGCACCACACCAATTTGGAAAGCCAGATCCTTTCCAAGAGCTAATTACAAAGCTCAGAGATGAGGGTACAAAGGAATCTTACGAGCTTTGTAAAAAGCTTTACCCGAAGATGCGGACTTACGCGCCTGTCATTGTCAGGGGCGCTGAAGATCAAGGAGTCCAGATCTGGGGATTCGGAAAGATGGTGTACCAGTCACTGCTAAACATCATGCTAGATGAAGACTACGGTGATATTACAGACCCAGCATCGGGTCGTGATGTAAAAGTAATCTGCACAAAGCAGCCAGGTAGAAAGTGGGCAAATACAGAAGTACGCCCTCGCGGTAAAGAGTCTGAGTTAGCAGCTAATACTACTACAGCGCAAGAATGGATGCAAAACATTCCTGATGTTGCAGATATGTTTGAGCTTAAGTCATATGATGAACTTTCTAAGATTATCAACGACTGGTTAAATGAAGACTCAGACTCAGAAGACTCAGATGGTACAGAGCGTTCGGGTGCGTCGAATGCAAGCACTGGCGGCGGCGATAAGCAGTCTACAGATACAGAATCCAGTTCTTATAAAAGTCTAGATGATGCATTTGCTGACTTGATGGAATAGTTCTTCCGACTCGGCATTAACAAAGGGGAGCCACATTGTGGCTCCCCTTTTATATTCATGTGAACAAGTGATAAAACATGTTTAGAATACTACACATAGGACAATTATTATATTATGGCGAAACAAGACACAAAAGACTTTACATCTGATTTAATCCAAGCGCTCAATAAAGAAAGCGGTATGCGAGTTGCGTATAACCTCTCAGTTGATGAGTCGCCCACACATGTTAAGCGCTGGATCAGTACAGGATCAAAACTATTAGATTATATCTGTTCTAACAGGAGTAATGGAGGCTTACCTGAAGGAAGAATTGTAGAAATCTTTGGTCCGCCCTCAATTGGAAAATCTCATATTGCAACACAGATTGCAAGAACAACTCAGTCGATGGGAGGCATTGTCGTATATATCGATACAGAGAATGCAACATCAGTTGAAAACTTAGGAATGCTCGGTGTTGATGTCTCTAAACGCTTTGTTTACGTTGATACACACTGCACAGAAGAAGTTCTTTCAATAGCTGAGTCGACTATTATGAAAGCCAAGGCGATGGATAAAGACATACCTGTGACCATCGTCTGGGACTCTGTTGCGGCGTCTTCGCCAAAGGCTGAGCTACTTGGGGATTACGATAAGGAATCCATAGGTCTTCAAGCCCGAGCGATCTCCAAGGGTATGAGAAAGATCACCGGTGTTATAGCAAACCAGAATGTCTTGTTTGTAATTCTTAATCAGATTCGAACTAAGATTGGTGTCATGTACGGAGATCCTGACACTACTCCTGGTGGAAAAGCAATACCCTTCCACGCTTCAACACGCATTAAGCTTGGTGCAGGTCAGCAGATTAAAGATGGCGAGGATGTAATAGGCATCAATGTGTCAGCAAAGACAATAAAAAATAAAGTAGCACCACCATTTAGAAAGATTAATTTTGAGATTCATTTTGGCGTGGGGATCAAAGAGCACGAGCAAGTATTTGATCTTCTGAGAAAGCACGGGCCAGAAATTATCGAAGGCAAAGAGATAGCGCTGTCAGGCACAGGCGCATGGAAAACATTCTCAGTGACTAATGTTGACACAGGTGAAGTTATGATAGAAAAGAAATTTCATAAACCTAAGTTTGACGAAGTTATGTCTAACGAAGAATACAACGTATATATCGACAAGCTTCTAGAAAGGGCATTAGTAAAAACATATAAAGTCGATGAAATGGACATAGACCCAGAGTCATATGAAGAGATGAGATCACTAGCTGAAGATCTAGGCGAATCACTTACAGAAGGTTGAGCATGATTCTCATAGTAGACGGTATGAATCTTTTCATCAGGGGTTTTGTAGCCAACCCATCGATGAGCGAAAATGGATTTCATGTCGGTGGTGTCGTGGGCTTTTTAAACTCTTTAAGAAACTGTATAGAAAAGTTTAAACCTACAGATATTTTTGTAGTGTGGGAAGGCGGCGGTTCTTCTAGGCGGCGCGCAATTTACTCAGACTATAAAAAGAAGAGTCGCCCACAAAAATTAAATCGATTTTATGGCGAAGACTTACCTGATACAGCTGAAAATAGAAATCAACAGATTTCAATGATCGTAGATCTACTTAGAGACACACCCACATGTCAGCTTTATGTTCCTGATTGTGAAGCCGATGATGTAATAGGTTACTTAAGCAAGTATAAATTTACAGACCATAAAAAATTAATAATCTCTTCAGATAAAGATTTTTATCAATTACTAGATGACAAGACAATTCTTTACTCTCCTACTTTAAAAGATTTTGTAACAAAAAAAGATGTGCTTAATAAGTTTGGTATAAGCGCACACAACTTTTGTTTAGCTAAAAGCCTGTGCGGAGATCCATCAGACAACATTAAGGGGATAAAAGGCGCAGGTTTTAAGACAATTGCAAAAAGATTTCCTGAAATGGGTACAGAAAATACTGTTTTGATTGAAGATATCTTAAAAGCTTCACAAGAAAAGTCAACACAAAAGAGGTCACCTAAAGTGTACAGCGAAATCTGTGACAATATTGATGCTGTAAAAATAAATTGGAAATTGATTTATCTAGACACGACATGCTTATCATCTTCACAAATTGATCAAATTCATCATAACATTAATACTTTTAGCCCGAGACGCCATAAGATTGACATGCTTAGAAAACTAATACAACAAGGCATCCAAAACATAGATGTCGACAGGTTGTTCCTCTCTTTTTCTTGTGTGAAAGATCAATGAATTCAGAACAAAGTGAAATTGCTTATTTTAAACAATACGGCAAAACATTCCAAGAAAAAATATTTCAATCTTTGATTAATGATAAAACATGGTCAATACAAATGATTGAAGTTATGACATCAGAATATTTCGACCTGAGATATCTTCAATTCTTGACGGGTAAATACTTTAAATATTTTAAAAAATACAAAGACTTTCCCACGTTAAATCTTCTAGTGTCTATTGCAAGAGATGATTTAATCGAAGGCACAGACGTGCTCTTAAGAGAACAAGTTGTTGAGTTTTTACAACGTGTAAAATCAAACCCTAATCCAGGTGATTTAAAATACGTAAAAGAGAAAGCGTTAGATTTTTGTAAAAAGCAGGCAATGAAAGACGCGCTAGAAAAAGCAGTTGAGTTAGTATCAAATGATAATTTTGATCCTGTTATTGAGCTTATGAAAAATGCTATTGCTGTTGGAATGCCTCACTCAGTTGGTCATGATTTCTTTGAAGACATTGAAGCGAGATTTATAAACATACAAAGAGTGGCTTGCCCAACTGGTATCGGCCCAATTGATAAAAAAGATATTTTAAACGGTGGCCTCGGTCGCGGCGAAATGGGCGTTGTCACTGCGAACACAGGCGTGGGCAAATCACACTTTTTAGTGCATGTAGGGTGTGAAGCACTTAAATTAGGCAAAAATGTATTACATTATACTTTTGAATTGACAGAAACTTCTGTAGGGATCAGGTATGATTCTAACTTATGTAGTATTCCAAGCAGTGACGTTAGAGAAAGAAAAGAAAATGTTTTAAACTTTTATAAGAATGAAGACTCACTAGGTAGACTAATTATAAAAGAATACCCAACAGGGGCTGCAACAATCAATACA